TGGACCACATACGACTGCTTATGCTGTGGACCTACATGTATCTAATTCTCAACATAGAAAGCAGCTCCTCTCCTACTTTGCTAACAAAGTTTCTGGATTAGGAATTGCTAAAACTTTTATTCATATCGATTTATTAAATAACGATCTTGGCTTTGATGCCAGACCTAACTGTTGGTTATACTAATGTGGTTTAGTGCAATTAAATTAGCTGTCCAGGCTGGCAGCCATATCTACAAACAAAGACAAAAAACAAAAATGCTCATGGCAGATGCTGAGAGCAGACATGCAGAAAAATTAGCTAATGGAGAACTGGAATATAAAAAGGAAATTATTGCGTCTAATGATAAAGGTTGGAAGGATGAATTTGTACTTATTCTTGTATCTCTTCCTATTCTTTTATTGGTGTGGAGTGTCTTTAGCAACGATCCAAATATTAAGACAAAGTTAGATCTATTTTTTCAATACTTCAATGAGCTGCCAATGTGGTTTCAGATATTATTCGTATCTGTTGTTGGTGCAATCTATGGAATTAAAGGAACTGAATTAATTAAAAGAAAGTAATGGCAAAGCAGAAGTTCACACACTTTGTACCAAGAGAAAAAAAACCAAAATTAAGAAAACATAAGAAGCGACCTAACAAACATGAGAAGAGGCAGAAAGGTTTATGAGAGATGTTAAATCGTTAATCTCTTTTGCTGAACAGTTAGCTAAGAGACAAAAAGAATTAGAGCTTCAAAGAACTTTAAAAAAGGAAGTCAATATTGGAGCTAATGGCACACAAGATTACATAATTAAAAAAGGAAAAAACAAAGGCAAAAAGGCAGAGACATGAAGATAGATATTAAAACTTTAATTGGAATAACTGGATTTATATTAGCTGGTTTATCTGGATGGGTTTTAATCTCAATTGTTGAACTTAAAGAATTTACCAGAATGATGAATGGAGAACTGGTCCAAATTGATAAACAAATAGGAAGAGTTTATAATTACATAAACAGTACAGTTAAATCTCCAGCAGAGTAAAATGCCTAGAAAAAGAGATAAACAACCACCAAGAACTAGAAAATATTACAGATCCACAAAGAGTGGTGCTGGAATGACTAGAGCTGGTGTGAAGAAATATAGAAGAGATAATCCAGGTTCAAAATTAAAAACAGCTGTAACTGGCAAAGTTAAAAAAGGATCTAAGGCTGCTAAAAGAAGAAAGTCTTATTGTGCCAGATCAGCTGGTCAAATGAAGAGATTTCCAAAAGCTGCTAAAAATCCTAACTCAAGACTAAGACAAGCTAGACGCAGATGGAAATGCTAACTAACTAAAAACAACTAATCATACATGCGAAGAAAAACAGGATCTCAAGTTGAGGTAACTTGTAACTATTGTGGTTCTAAAACTGAAACATTCGTAGTCTCATATCCAGAATATTTTAGGTTTTGTAGAATACAAGTTGTAGGTAAAGAACCAGAGAAAGACTGCATGACTGATTATTATAGGAGCAAAAAAAATGTACAAAAAAAAGAAATCAAAAGCTTATTCTCACAAAAAGAAATCAGCTTTTAAGAAAAAGAAAAAGAAATAAAACAAATCACTTCGACAAAAATCCTACCTAAAAATATCCTACCTTTAAAAAAACGACTCTAAATTGTAGTGAATTTCAGCTATGAGATAATCCTAACTATGCTATAAGAGTAGTTGACTGGAAGTAGAGAATTTTAGTTTAGTGAATTTTTTTTCACTATTTGATTTACAGTTACTCTAAGGTGTTGTAAAAAACTTTTGTTTTACAAGTCATTCCTCGGTAGCTCAGTTGGTAGAGCAGTTGACTGTTAAAATCTGAAATTCCTAAGCTTGTGTTCTCTTTCCAGTTGTAAAACTAAAACGAAAGGAAACTAAAGCTAAATGTTCTTATTCTCTCATACAATATCGGAGAATAGTTTGTTCCTAATTTTCATTCACTATAATTCACTATCTCTCATAGTGAATAATAACTGTGGTTGTTATATTAGAGGAAATTACTATTGCAGAATAAGCTCATCTAGTTACTAGATAAATATGACTACATATAGAGTAACTCCGAAAAATGGTAAGTTTATCATCCAGAGAACATCTGATCGAAAAACTGTTTCAGCTGCTCCATTTTCGGATAGAAAAAAAGCTGAAGAAGCTATGCACAATATGATAGCTAAAGAAATGATTTCTGCCAATCCTGGTGGAACTATAACCTTCAATAACGCATTTAAAGAATTTGCTGCTTGGAAGTTAAGTCTCCATTCTGAAGAAGGTAGAATTGATAAACACTCTCTCCAAAGATATGACACAGAATATCGTTTGAGGATCTCCAAATACATGAACCCAAATGTGCTGCTTTCTGATTTTGGCATAACTGATATGGAGCAATACCTGGATAACTGTAAAGAGGCTGGCATCACTTTTAAGACAATGCGTAATTCTGTAAAAGATATTAAGCATTTTCTAAGAAGAGCTAATGCAGTTAATTTAAAGCCAAATCTTAGTATGCTTACATATAAAATTACAGATCATTTAGCTGTAATTCCAGAGGATGACGATCTCATTTATAGAAAAGAAGTAGATATAAATATTCTTGATGAGGATAAAGTCTCTGAAATAATGCAAGATCTTTATCAAGGCATGAAAGCTAAAGATCATAATGCAACTAATACATTTGCTATATTTTGTATGTTATTTTTCTTCGGATTAAGAGCTTCGGAATTATCTGGTATTAGAAAAGATGCTGTTGATCTTGATACTAGATTGTTGCACATCCAAGGTACTTGGAGAAATCACAAATGGAGAAATAAAACTAAAAACAGAGGTAGCAAAAGATCTATTGAAATAGATGATGATGCTATGAAATTTTTAGAAATGTGGATGTATTACAGATTGGAATATAAGCCAGATAATATTTATTTATTGGCTGGCAAAAATAATGGTCCATTAAGTTATCAATATATCTATGATCAAATTTGGAAAACTTATGCCAAACATGGTCTAGCAAATATTGAATATAAAAGAGGTGGTCATGTTAAAATTATTTCATCTCCACTTAAAGGTTATCCAACTAAAATTTTTAGGCATAGATTTGGATCACACCTAATAGCTGCTATGAACTCAAATCCTTTACTTGATAGAAATAGAGTTAAGAGATTAATTGGTCATACTAAATTTGATACTTCATCAGATGTGTATGGTAACAAAGAGATCAGAGGTACAGCTGAAGAAAGAAAAGCATTAGCTGAAGCAAAAGCTGCTGCAAACAAATCTAATATTTTCAGTAAAGTAGTAAATAATTAATAGGTATGTAAGGTCATGGAGGCTGCAAGATCGCAGTCTCTGTGGCTCTCAGAAAGAATTTTTTTCTTAAAAAACTCCAGCTCCTCTTAATACACCAAGTAAAGCGATTACAAACGCAGATAAGACAAGCATCCATATTCCATTGTCTTTGTCATTTTTCTTTTTACTCATAGATAATTTATAATAATAGAAGTAAGTATTAGCAACATTATAAAAGCTATTGGCATCACTTCTACTTTCGCAACAATTCTGCTTGTAAATTTTCCTTAAATATTGAGTTCTCTTTTTTTAAAGTAAATATTTCTTGTTTATATTTATCTATTTCTTTGTGCATCAAACCATTCATATAGGCATGTTGCTTTTCTATATTTTTAATTTCAGATAATTCTGTTTCCAGCTTTTCTATCTTTGCATTTAAAGCAGCAATTATATTTTGATTAGTTTTATCTAAGACTATTTTTTCTTTAATTTTGTTCTTGATTGCTTTTGTCTGCATCAGCATCCTCCAAAACTTCATCCATAACTAAGTCATACATTCCATTAGGATTTTCAATAAAAGCTATTTCTGCTTTTGTTTCTTTTATTATCTGTTTGCAATGATCTTTAGCTTGTTCCAATACTGATGATAAATTTGGAAAGTTAGATGGATATACTCCATAAATATATAGATCATTAATTGCAGCTGCTACTCTTGATAGACCTTGGTATCTTCTTTTAAGTCTCTGAACTTTACTATCAGTAGGTAAATTATAAGGAACTTTATTCATCTTGTTTCTTCCATTTTGTATTTTCAATTTTAATATTCAATTCTTTAACCTCCTGGAGAAGAGGCTCTGTTCCTTCAGTTGCTTTTGCCTCTGTTTCAAAAACTTCTTCAAGAACGAAAGCTGCTTCTCCTGTTGTTGTTTTAATAATTTTAGCCATTAGGTATTTCCAACTCATGTTGTTTAGTTATGCTTTCAACAACATTGCCTTTGTTGTTTAGAGATTGGACCAATGGCATTTGATTGGTTAAGCAAACTGATATGAGCTCTCTGCTCTCAAGATCCTTTGGTTGATGCCAAAAGCTGACCATGTATTTACAATCAGCATCTTGATAATCTTGCTTTTCAATATCTATGAAAACTTTTTCGGCTTTATATATCGCCATGACTAACCTCCTCTGCATCAAATCCTCTGTCTAATACTTCATAGTTTTTTGTATTTTCATGAATGTAGCTAGGATTAAGAATGTCATTTGGTGTAACTTTATAAAAATCTGCCAGTTGCTTTATTCTAAAAGCACATGGTAAATTTTTTCCATTCTCATATTTTTCAAGCTGTTGATATGTAATACCAAGATGAGCTGCTGGAACTTTCTGAGGCATAAACTGTGGTTGGTTCAATCTCAAAAATTTAATGTTAGCTCCAAGCATCTGAGCAAAATGTTTGGTTTCATCAGTCTTAACTCTGGACATCTTTAACCTCCATAAATTTTGCTATATCTTTTTTGATAATTTCAACATCAATCGCTGGAGATGCTGCTGCTGTTGCTTCAAAGCAAGCATCAGGCATTTGTTGGAACTTGGTATTCATGTTTAAGAAATAACAAGGCTTGTCATTTCTCTTCTTTATGTACCAAGCTGTATTGTCTAATCTTTTAAAAGCTCCAGTAGCTGGATTTAGGAATTGCTCTTTAGACATGGAGCAATAGCTTTTTCTTTTTTTACTCATATTAAATCCTCCATAAGTGAGTTTGTTAAGTATTGTTTAGCAAGAACTGAAATAATCCTTGCTGATATGTCTGGTGCGAACTTTATTGTTTCGCCATAATTCAATAACATTCTGATCTCTTCACTAATCAATTCCATCTTGTCGAAATTGCTGCACTCCATTTTTTGTTGAATAGAAAATGCAAGATTTGCAATTAGCTGTTCATGTTCATCAAGCTGTCTGTTTTTTTCACAGTTAGGAAAATGGATAATATTACTTTTGTAAATTTTTGATTTTTTCTTTTGATCGGTACTCATTTTTTAAATACTCCTTATATTCATTTCTAAATTCAGCATCTTTTTCAAAAGTTATCCGATGATTTAGCTCTTGGTTTAGTTTCCACTCCAAGTAACTCATCGGTATTAATCTCTTCTGATTTTTCTTTGTGCATGTCATGTGCTTGGACCAAATATGCTAAAGCATCATCGTAAGTATCTTCTTTGAACTTGTGTGTTGCTCTAATTAATTTTGCTTGTGCGTACAAAAGAGGAATGATCCAGCCTGGAATATCTTTAACTAAATATTCATCCAAGAGGATGGACCAAGCAGCTGCAATTTTTTTCATATTGCGATTGAATGATCCATAATCCTCTTGTCTGGATTGTTCTAATTGCTCTAATCTTTTATTGAGATTTTTTCTTTGCATTAGATACGAAATCCTCATGTGCTTTTTGGATGAAGAACTCAACTGTCTTTGACATTGAGATCGGCAACTCAAACTTTTTCTGTGAAAGCTGTTCCAACATTTGGTAAGTCTTAATGTTGATAGCTACAGATTTGAATTTGTCTGGGTTCATTAAGCTTCTAACTCCGATGGATTGAATGAAGTATCAGCAGCTGTTGCTCCATCATCTTCAAGTCTTTCCACTCTGTAAAAAGTATAGAACTCAGTTCCTTCTGCCATCTTACCTTTGCCAGAAGCTTTTTGTTTATAAGCACCAAATCTGTGCTTCACTCCATCGACAACTATTGTGCCTGACATGTCGTAAGAACTTGGAGATTTTTTGTTTGTAGAAATAAACGCAGCTCCAAGATCTGGTCTTTCTTTTGCTTGTAATTGATCTGACATATTAAATAACTCCTTTGTTAATCAGATTGGTTTTAGTTGCTGTGAATTGCTCCATGAAACCTTGATAAGTGATCGGATTTTTAGATTTCAGTTCACTCAAAAAGTTTTTATTTTTGGAGATCCACTCTTGATAAGATCCTTTGTGTGAAACAGCATTTAATTCAGCTATTGCAGTTTGGATCTTTTTGTCTTGCTGCTCTATTGCAGTAGAAACTTCTTCAGCTGATGCAATTCCATCAGAAATAAATGCACAAAAAGCAAGAGCTCTTCCAACAGCAGATGTTTCGCTATTTTCCAATGCACTTGTTTGATTTATTCTTGAGGCTTTTCTATTCTCTTCTGAATGACCAGTTGATACATGCTTGCCATCAACATAAATGTCTGCTTGCATGACCACTTTATCTGCATCAATGTGAATTATTTTAGTTACAATATCTAATGATGTTCCAAGAACTCTTCTTGCAATAGCTACTCTTAATGCAACTGTTGCATAATTCTTGCCATGTATTGATATTGTTTGTCCATTTAACGACTTCTTAAATTCGTTATTAGCCTGGACCAGCTTATCTATATTAGCCATATTGTTATTACTCCTATTGTTAAAGCTATTGAGACAGTTTTGATAATTTGAATAAGAGCTGCTCTTCTCTTTTGACAAGCTTTATGCTGTCTATAAAAATCTTTGAAAAAATTATCGTAAGGCATTATCCGACCTTCCACATTTCTTTAGCTTGATTTAATAATTCTTCAGGCAATCCATTCCAGGCATAAGGATGATCAAAATTTGGATCAATCATAGCAACTGCATTTTCAATAATTTCTTCTCTTGTTAGATCTTGAAATTGTGCCAGGATTTT